ATGTAGTGCTGATGGTGTAAGACATTTATACATAGCATCAACGTGTAAGCACACCATAGAAGGATTAGAGCGTCAGACATATAAAGAAGCTAGTAGTCAACCTGATAAAGACAGTGGCTACGATCATATGATGGACGCTTTGGGATATATGGTAGATTATATATTCCCAATAAGAAAAGATGTAGGTAATATCACCCAACCTAGACGTTGGGGACACGGATTAGCAGTATAATAACTAGGACAAAAGAACATGGATTACACCTTACAGGACGCATATAATCGTTTAGCCAGTGCTAATACTTTATATACAAATTACAAACAAAGATGGCAATTTCTATTAGAAAGCTATTTGGGAGGTGATGATTATCGCAGTGGCAAGCACCTTACACAATACAAAAGTGAAACCACAGGTGAGTATGAAGCTAGACTAGCAACAACTCCACTAGCCAATCACGTGAAAAGTGTTGTCAGTGTTTATACCAGCTTCTTGTTCCGTGAGGAACCAGACAGAGAGTTTAACAGCTTAGATGGCAACTTAAACCTACAACCATTCTTAGATGATGCGGATTTAGATGGACGCAGTTTAGATGCGTTTATGAAAGATGTGGCTACTTGGAGTTCAGTGTTTGGACATTGTTGGGTCATAGTAGCCAAACCACAGACTAACAGTGCCACACGTGCAGGTGAACTTGAACAAGGTGTCCGCCCATATGTTAATATCTTAACACCTTTGGTAGTTACAGATTGGACTTGGGAGCGTGCCAGCAGTGGTGCTTACAATCTAAGTTATATCAAATACCTAGAAGATGTCAATGATACATTCTCAACGGTAAAAGAATGGACACCAGAAACGATTACAACCAGCAGAATAAACAATCATAAGAATGAAGTAGTTGAAACCATGGTTGAAGTCAATGAGCTTGGCATAGTCCCAGCTGTGGTATGCTATGCTAACCGTAGCCCAGTCCGTGGTGTTGGTGCTAGTCTAGTCACAGACATCGCAGATTATCAGAAACAAATATATAACTTTAACAGCGAAGTAGAACAAAGCATACGCTTAAACGGACATCCTACCCTGGTTAAAACTGTTGATGTAGAAGCCTCAGCTGGTGCAGGTGCTATCGCACTTATGCCTGACAACTTAGATCCAGGACTACGTCCATACTTACTAAATGTTGCCACAGATGTAGCACAGATATATATGGCGATTGAAAACTCAGTTGAAACCATAGACAAGATGGCTAACACTGGTGCTGTTCGTGCAGTGCAGAGTTCAAGTATGAGTGGCGTGGCAATGGAAACAGAGTTCCAATTATTGAATGCCAAACTAAGTGAATTTGCAGATGCATTAGAACTATCAGAAGAACAGATTTGGCGTATATGGGCTCAGTATGAGGGTGGTGTTTGGGATGGTAAGGTTGAATACCCAGGTAGCTTTAACATCCGTGATACTGGTAATGAATACAAGAATTTACAGATCGCTAAACAAACAGCTACAACACCAGATGCTATAGCAGTGATTGATTACAACCTACGTCACTTATTAGATGACCCTAGATATACTCTAACAGAAGAAGAAGCTGACGAACAACTAGAATATCAAGAAGAAATCATAGAAATAAATCAGATAGCCGCTGAGATTGCTAGTATGTTAGCACCCGCAGCACCTATAACACCGCCAACTAGTCCAGTAAGTCCTGGTGTTGATGGAATGATACAACAGATGATTATGGATGGCTTAACAGATGAACAGATACTGGCTCAGCGTCCTGAATTAACACAAGAAGATATTATTAGAGCTAAACAACTATTGTTGGATTTGCCCACAGAGGGTTTTAATCAGACATCTTGCCCAATCGCCACGCAAGATGTCGCAGTAAACTTGGCGAACAGACAAAAGGCTATTGACACAGCCAAATATGGTCCGTTAAATCCCTCACTCCCTAATACGGTATTCTGGTTAGCCAAAGCTGATATGTGGAATGTAAGTCCTGTAGAAGCTAAAACTAGCCGTTGTGGTAATTGTGCGGCTTTCAATGTCACAGCAAAAATAAAAGAGTGTATCAACGCTGGACTTAGTGCTGGTGGTGCAACTGGTGATGAATATGATACCATAGCTGCTGGTGAATTAGGTTATTGTGAAGCCTTTGACTTCAAGTGTGCAAGTTCAAGAACTTGTGATGCTTGGGTTACTGGCGGTCCTATTACAGATTAAGGAGAACGTTATGTGGCATAAACTATTAAAATTATTAAAGATTGAAACTTGTTTCATCTGTAAGAAAAAAGTAAAATGATAGACTATCGTGGAGAACGCTTTCAAGGCTATAACAAGCCTAAACGCACTCCAAGTCATCCAACCAAAAGCCACGCAGTCCTAGCTAAAGTTGGTGATGTTGTTAAACTAGTCCGCTTTGGACAGAAAGGTGTTCGTGGTGATAGAAAGAACACCAGTAGAGCTCGTGCGTTTCGTGCCCGTCACGCTAAGAACATAGCCAGGGGTAGATTATTCGCAGCCTACTGGAGCAACAAGGTAAAATGGTAATATGGACATATTAGAAATCGTTGGTAAACTTTGGCCTCTATTCGTCAGCTTCGTAGCACTGGTTATAGTCCTAGCTAAGATGGATGTGCGTATTGGTGTAGCTGAAGAAAAGATTAAGACATTGTTTGATTTACATAATAAAGAAAAATAACACAAGGAGCAATATTATGCCAATGGGAAGAGGAAAAGGTAGAGGAACAGGTCGTGGAACAGGACGCAAACCAGGAAAGAAATAAGTGGGCAGACTATTTCTATAAGATCCGTGAACAATGTCCGTGGAGTTTGGCGGCTTGGAACAAAGGTGAGATAGATATAGTTGATTGGACAGGAGAGGTATTACCACTCGCTGGATACCAAGCTAGAGTATATAAAGTAGATTTACCAGATGCAGAAGTAAAAGCATTAGCCAAAGAGCTAGACTATGGTGAATGCGAATGGCTCTATAGCTTTCCAGGCTACGGGCCGTTCGCCACACCTGAAGCAGTATTGATACAGCAGGACCGTGCAGAATTAGCACGCCTAAGAAATAAAAATAAATAACTATAACTTATTGATACGGGCGTATCACTAAATATTATACAACACTCCAAAGGAGGCATCGCGACATGAGCGAGCAAGAAATCATGGCAGGCAATACCGTAGAAACTGATACTACAAGCCAAACTTCACAAAATCAGGAACAAGCAGTCAGTAAGACATACACGCAGGAAGAATTTGACAATCACATCGCTGGACTTAAATCAAGTCTAACGAAGAAACTACTTAAACCCTACGAGGATTTAGGTGACGTCAATGAACTCCGTGCTCTCAAAGAAGCTCAGCTTAAAAAGGCTCAAGAAGAAAGCCTTAAGAAGGGTGAGTTTGAGAAAATCTTACAAAAGATGGCTGAAGATAAAAACGCAGAGATAGCTAAAAGAGACAGCGTTATTAGAGAATATAAGATTGAGACACCTTTAGTAAATGCCGCAGCCAAATATCGTGCTGTAGCACCAGAACAGGTAAGAACACTATTGAAAAATAACATCAATCTAAATGCTGAAGGTGAAGTTGAAGTATTGGACAACAACGGACAGGTGAGATACAACGACAAGGGCGTAGCTCTTTCAGTTGAGGATTTAGTAAACGAGTTTCTCGCTGCTAACCCACACTTCGTCCAGGCTAATCCTGCAACAAGTTCAACAAAATCCAGCATCACTAATAATCAAGCTCCTATAGATATCAACAAGTTGGATATGAAAGATCCAGCACAAAGAAAAATATATGCGGAATATAGAAAGTCCGCAGGTTTAATTTAATTTAGTCTTAAGGAGATTATAAAATGCCAGTAACAACAGTAACGGGATCAACAACAGCTACACTTAATGATTTACTTCCAAGTATCATCCAAGAAGCTCTGTTCGTTGCATCAGAACAAAGTATCATGCGTGGTTTAGTAAAGAACTACTCACTAGGCCCAGCACAAGGTAAAACTATCAACGTGCCAATCTACCCACAACAAACAGCGGTTTCTTTATCAGAAAACGTTAAAATCTGGGATCATCAATCAACTGGTTATGCTAACGTATCAACAGATACAGCAACATTAACTATTGGTGAAGTTGGTTTAGCAACACACATCAGTGATCTAAGTCGTATCTCATCAGCAAGTAATGTGGTCGCGGATATAGGTAGACTTTTTGGCGAGGCTATCGCTCGCAAAATTGACAAGGACTTAACAAGTCAATTCGTTAACTTTACTACTAACCTAGTAGGTTCAGCAAACGTTTCAAAAGTCACTGGTGCAAATGCTATTTCTAGCGTATTGTCAGCAAGTGATATTTTCAAAGCAGTGGCAAAACTACGTTCATCAGGTGTTCCAACAAGTGATATGGCTTGCGTATTACACCCAAGCGTTGCATATGACTTACTAGCAAACATCACTAACACATTTACAAATCCAGCATCAGGCGATTTACAAAATGAAGCTATGAAAATGGGTTATGTTGGTATGCTCGCTGGAATTCCTATCTATCAAACCAGCAACATTGACAACAACAACACAACAGGCGACTACGCTGGTGCAGTATTCCACCGTGACGCACTTGGCTTTGGTTTAATGCAAGACATTAAGATTGAAGCACAACGCGACGCTCTTATGCGTGGTGATGCACTAGTAGCTTCAGCTTTATATGCTACTGGCGTTATCTACGAAGGCTATGGTTGCGTAGTGTTAGCAGACAGCTCAATCCTAAACTAAGTTTAAGATTACAGCTTCAAGCACTGGGAAAGGAGCATTCGTGCTCCTTTTCTTTATTATAAATATGATATAAGAGGAAACGAACATGGCATACGCTACAACAGAAGACTTGATACAAGTTGAACCCACAATCACTGAATATGGTGTCTTAGACTTTGATGCAGAACTAGCTCGCAGTGAAGCTGAGATCAATCGTGTTCTTAAAGTGCGTTGGTTCCATACCTGGCTTAAGACACAGGCTAATAATCTTGAAGAGTTTGATACTACACTACTGACACCAAGTCAATGGACTATGGCTACTGTATATCACGCCCTAGCTTACCATATCTGTCCTAAACTAACCAAGTTTGAAAATCAAGGCAGTGAAGACAATTTCCAAGTGCGTATGAACTACTATCAAGGTAGATTTGAACACGAAATGGAATTATGCCTACGTGAAGGTGTAAAATACGATGCCAACGATGATGGCACCACAACCGCAGACGAAACACGCAGTGTAAGCCCATTACGCCTAGTAAGATAGTAGTATACAAGTAAGAAAAATTAGTCATAAATAGTTGAGTGGGGGTAGGACCCTTGCTAACCAATGTGAAGGACACAGATGGCATTCGCGACCAAACAAGAACTCCTCGCCATAGAGGATGTATCAGCATATGAACAGGTAATCAATATTGATATTGAATTACAGCGTTCAGAGTCCGCTATAATCCGCCTACTAAACACAATTTGGTGGCAAAAGTTCATACAAAACAATCCCCAATTTACACCAGGTGCGTTAGATCCAAGCCTATTAGTTAGGACTGAATGGACTAATCCAGTGATATACTATGCCCTAGCATACAATATCTTACCTAAATTACCTAAGGATTATACCCAAGAGATAGGTGACTATCACCATCGTTGGGAATATGAGATACGCACATTACAGCATTTTGGTATCAGCTACGACATAGAACTTACCACTCTTAGGTTCGTGCCTGAGACAGAAACATTTAATTACACAAGGTTGAGAAAATGAGCTTAAGAGAAGACATAGCCAAAGACATAGTGACAACCTTAGAGAATATCGCTGACTTACAACCAGTATTAGTCACACGTGAGCCGTTTGATGTTGAGAAACTAGCTATAACCCAATTCCCAGCAATCTTGATTACTTCAACTAATGAAGATAGAAATACTGAAACAATGTCAGCAGGTATTCGCCAAGGTGACATTACCTACACCATACGTGCTTTCGTGCGTGGCAATGAGTTAGATAGTAAACGTAATAACATCATTGAAGCCATTGAAGAAGCGTTAGATGCTGATAGGAATAGAGGCAAAACCAATAAACAAGTATTAGACACACAGGTAGTTAGCATTGAAGTCATTGACAGACTACCGCCAATCAGCGAAGTAGTATTGACAGTCAATGTTAGGTATATATT